GAAGAAGATAAGCCTTTAGAAATTTACAGTAAGCCATTAACGCTTAGTGAAACTTCTAAACTTTATAAAATGAGTAAGAATGATGATCTAACGATGATGGCTTATGTACTTATCTATAAAGCACTTGATGAAAATGGAGATAAATTATTTACATTAGATGATAAAAGTTCTTTATTAAATAATGTAGATCAAGAAGTATTAGTAAAAGTAGCAACTCAAATTATGGGGCAAGAGCCGATTGAGGATGTTAAAAAAAACTAATACAGGATGTTAATTTATATTCGCAATATGCACTAGCTGAAAAACTAGGAAAGACTTTAGCGGAGTTACAACAAATTAGCATCCATGAATATCAAGGATGGATAGCATACTTTGAATTAGTAGAAGAAAGGCAAAGGAATAATGGCAAATAAAAAAATAAAGTTTGAGTTAACTGCTGTAAACAAGACTAAAGCTGCTTTTGACAAAGTTAAGAATAGCTTAAAGTCAGTTGGTGGTGCTGCTGTAGGTGCTGCTAAACTTATTGGTGGTGTTGGTCTAGCTGCTGTTGCTGCTGCTGGTGCTTTAGCTTTATTAGTTAAAAAATCATTTGATTATATTGATACTTTGGGCAAGACAGCATCAAGAACTGGTATTGCTACTGAAACATTACAGGCTTTTCAATTAGCTGCTATAGAATCAGGAACTACTATAGAACAAACACAAAAAGGTTTAGAAAAATTTGCAAGATCAATAGGTGATGCAGGTAGGGGTTTAAAAACACAAGCAGATATATTTAAAGACTTAGGGGTAAATATAAAAAATTCTGATGGTTCACTAAAAAGTTTTGAAGGTATTTTAAAAGAAACTGCTGATGGATTAGGTGAATTAGGTTCTGAAGCAGAAAGAGCAACAGTATTAGCTAATTTATTTGGTAGAGCAGGTATTCAATTTAGCGAAATATTTAGAAATGGATCAGAGGGTTTAGATGGCTTTATTGATAGAGCTAAAACTCTTGGTATTATTCTTGATGAACAAACTATAAGAAATGTAGAAAAGTTTAACGATTCTGTTTCAGTTATTGGTTTACAACTTGGTGCTGTTAAAAATCAAGTATTCGCTGCTTTTGTACCAGCATTACAAGCAATAAGTACAGAACTTAGTGATAACTTAACTAAAGCAAATGCTGCTTCAGGTGGCTTTCAAACATTAGGTCAAAACATAGCTGTAAGTTTATTACAAGGTTTACAACAATTTGCATTAGCTGTAGCTGGGTTTTTTGATTCTCTTGCTGCATTTACAAATAGTGTTGAGGGTGGTTTTTTAACTGTAAGAGAAGCTATGCTTAAAACAAGAAAGCATACTTTAGAGGTTAGACAATCTTTATTTGGATTATTTAATGATTTAGGTAAAGAGATTATAGATGTAAAAATTGAGTTAATGAAAGTTGGTGGTGAGCTTGCTGATTTAGCTGAAAAAGATATAGGATTTTTTACAGCTATGGCAGAAAAAATGAATCTTACACTTGATGAAATGATTGCAAAGATTTTAGCTGGTGGAGAAGCAATAACAACTTTAGGAGAAAATGGTCAATCAGGTTTAACAAATTTACTATCACCATTAGAAAGATTTAATCAACAACTTGGGGATGTAAAAACCAGTTTAGAAAATACAGTTGTTTCTTCTATGAAAAAATTTGAAGATTCTATAGTTGATGGTCTTAAAAATGGTAAATTAGAATTTAAAGCATTTGCAGATTATGTTGTTGAACAGCTTTTAAGAATTGCTATACAGCAAATGTTAATAAAACCTATAACAAGTAAGTTTGAATCATTTTTTGAAGGCAAAAGTTTTGATGGCGGTGGTTATACAGGCATGGGAGCAAGAGCAGGTGGTATAGATGGCAAGGGTGGCTTTCCTGCAATTTTACATCCCAACGAAACTGTTATAGATCACACTAAAGGACAGGGTATGGGAGCTACAGTAAACTTTAATATATCTACTGTAGATGCAGCAGGATTCGATCAACTATTAGCATCAAGAAAAGGGTTAATAACAAGCATTATAAACAATGCCATGAACAATCAAGGTAAAATGGGAGTTGTATAATGTCAGGTGCTTTTCCAACAAATCCATTATTTAGAGCCTTACAGTTTCAAGATAATAGACCAACACTTTTAAATCAAACACTATCAGGTAAAAAACAGGTTAGACAAATAGGTTCTCAATACTTTTCATTTACAGTACAGATGCCACCTATGACACAAGAGAAGTCACAAGAGATATTTGCTTTCTTACAAAAACAAAAAGGTTCTTTTGAGGATTTTACAATACAAGCACCATTAGATAATTTAGGTGCATCAAAAGGCGAAACAGATATTTTAGTTGCAGGTTCTCATACTGCTGCTGATGCTTCTATTGCACTTGATGGTTTTACTGCAAATACAACTGGTGCATTAAAAGCTGGTGATCTTATAAAGTTTGCAAATCATACTAAAGTTTATATGGTACAAAGTGATATTGATTCAGATGGATCAGGTGCATTGACTGTATTAATATCTCCAAATCTTATAACTACTCTAGCTGATAATGAAGCTGTTACTGTAAATAAACCAAGTTTTACTGTATATCTTAAAAACAATGAGATTATGTATTCAACAGATGCTAGTGGTTTATATACTATTTCATTTGATGTTAGAGAGGTTATTACNTAATGCCAAGAACCTTATCTACTGCTTTACAAACACAAGTATCATCAACAGCAANTANAANAGCTTTTNTAGTTGANNTAAATCTATCNTCAANAATAAGGCTNACNNATTATTATACTAATGTTGTTTATGATTCTAATACTTATGAAGCTGGNGGTTCTTTTTTANCAGTAGATGCAACTGCTGAAACTGGTCAATTACAAGTAGATGAAATTAATATTGGNTTCTCTAATATTACAGATCAGGTTAGGTCTTTAGTACAAACTGGTGCATTTACAGATAAAACAGTAGAAATATATATAGCTTATTTTGATGCTAGTGAAACTATTGTAGGTGCAATAAATTATTTTACAGGTCAAGTAAGGAATGTATCTATACAAGAAAACATAAATGATTCTGTTCTTAATATGACTGTTGCTAGTCATTGGTCAAATTGGAACTTAACTAAGGGTAGACATTTTTCTGATGAATCACAACAAACCTTTAGTAGTGGTGATAAGGGAATGGAGTTTGCAACACAAGTAAAAGAAGATGTTAGGTGGGGGCAGTAATGGGTGTATTTAGTGCCATAGTAGGATTTTTTAAAGCCATAGGAACTGCTTGGAAAGCTGCATCTACACTACAAAAGATAGGGTATGCAATACAAGCTATAACACTTGCAGTTGGCGTAAAAGGATTTATGCAAGCAAGACAAATGCTTGCAAAAGGTCAAGACATACTTGCAAACAAAACATCTGCTGGTGGCAAGTTACCAGTCATATATGGTACTCGTAGAGTTGGCACACAAATTATCTACATGGATACCAATTCAAATGATTCAAGAGATTTATATGTTGTCTATGCTTTAGCTGTTGGAGAGTGTGAAGAAATATTAGGAAGAACGATTGAACTAGATGGCAATCCTCTTACTGATTCTGCAAGATTTAGGGATGGTGGTTATATAGGTTCAGATAAAATTAGTTCAGGATCAGGTTCTTTAAATACTGTTTCTCAAAATGGTACTGGTACAGATGTCGGAAATGGTGGGTTTGGAACTTCACCAACAGCTAAATATAGATATGTGATGAACTTACATCATGGAGCTGCTACACAAACTGCTGATCCTATGTTAGTTGCTTCTATGTCAAACTGGACTTCAGCACATAAGCTAAATGGCGTTTGTTATATAGCAGCACATTATGGTTATGATAAAAAGGGAATGTGGTCAGGAGTTCCACAATTAACAGTACAGGTTAAGGGTAAAAAAGTATTTGATCCTAGAGATAGCAATCAAACCTTTGGAACTGTATCTACTTATGAATGGTCTGATAATTCTGCATTATGTTTTTTGGATTACATAACAAATGATGAATATGGTAAAGGACTACCAATAGCAAAAGTTAANACAACAACATTTTCTACTGCTGCTAATGTAGCTGAAGGACTACAAGANAATCCNTATTATAATGGAACAGCTAAATCTATTAATTGGAGTGGNACAGCAGGAAGTAATTTTATTTTAGTACCATCAGGACAGACANATNCAGGTATNAGNTGGTGGCAAAATAAGGTTGGNGAAAATATTACACTTACAGATNCAGCAGGTAATGTTGTTTTAAATAGCGTACAGATTACAGGGGTTTCNAGAAATAGATATTATGATGCATCAGCAGAATTGGTTATTTTTGTAAATGCTACTNTAGGNGCAACTTATGCAGAGCAGACAGGCACTATACTTGCTAAAGTAAAAAGATTTCATTGTAANGGATATTTGGATGCNAATAAAAGTGTTATGGATAATGCTAAAGAATTACTTGCAAATATGCGAGGGATTTTTCTNTATGTGGATGGCAAATATGAATTACAAATAGAAGATACAGGATCATCTTCTTTTAGTATTACAGATAATCATGTAATAGCTGATGCTGGTATATCAGTTGATTATGGTAATAAAGACCAAAGAGCAAATAAAGTTATTATTGAATTTTTTAATGCTAATAAAAAATATGAATTAGATACAGCAATAATTCTTCATTCTGCTACAACTGATGCAAATGATTTTACATCAGATGATGGTGGTGAAGAACTAGAAATTAAAGCAGAGTTTCCTTATGTAAGTGATCCTTATATTGCACATAATATGGGCAAGGCAATTTTAACAAGAAGCAGAAATCAAACAACAACAATACAGTTTTTAGGAACGCCTGAAATGTATAAACTTAATGTAGGTGATATTGTTTCATTTACTTACGCAGGTCTTGGTTTTAATGGAAAAGTATGCAGAGTAGAAGGACTAGAACTTCAATCAGATGGTTTGGTGTCAGTTAGCTTAATAGAATATTTTGATGTTTATACATGGGAAGTACCAGCACAAGAGCCAGTAGAAGAACTTGCTGATTTACCTTCTGCTTATGCTGTAAAAGCACCAACAGGTTTAGCGTTTACTGATACTGATGCTAGTTCTACAGGTAGACCTTTTCTATCTTGGAATGAGCCAACTGATTTTCCTGATTATGAATATAGGGTTAATGTAATTGATTCTTCAGG